AGCACTTCGTCGAGGGTCATGGGCGGGAAGCGGCGGTCCCACTCGGCGAAGAGGGCGTCGAGGTGCGCATGCTCGGCTTCGATCGTCATGATGTCGCTACCGTCGAGATCGTCGAGTGCCGCAGCGTCGTACTGTTCGATGAAGTCGGCGGCGTCCTGGATGTCGACGAGGAGATCTTCGACGCTGAGGCGCGCGAGGCTGTTGAGGTCGGTCATGGTCTTGCTCCTAGGGATGTGGTGATGACGTGTGGTCACCCAGTGCCTTACCCACCGGGTCACCCTACAAACCGCTACTCGGAGCGTGGCTGCGCAGCAGCCGCGTGCTACGTCACTGAGTCACTGAGATACCCCGTAGCGTGGTGCCCATGCGGCGTGCGCTCTTGCGAGCGTTGAGGAGCGCAGGAGCCGCGCGTCCTCGCGCGTGCGACGTAGCGACGAAGCGCGAGCGCTACGTGTCAGAAACGGGAAGAAGGTCCCTTGGGCACTACGTTTCTCGGTTTCTTCGACGCCAGGAAACGCGATTTGCGGGAGGTCGGCTCAGCGGCTGAGTGGGTGAGTAGAGTCGGTCGCGTAAAGCAAAATTTTTGAAAATTTGAAATTTATTTTCAAATGTGCTGCAGCCCCGGACGGAGTCGGTAACCATCTCGACGCTCAAGGACGAGCGCCAGGAAGACCGCGCGCATGGACGCGCGTGGCCCACTCCAGAGACCGAGGACTGATGGCTGAGCAACCAGCAATGAAAACCTGCCCCGACTGCGAGCGAGTGCTGAGCCGGGAGGACGACTACTACCACTTCCAGTTGAGCCCGACTTCGTCGAGGGTCAGCGCGTACTGTCGGGCCTGCAGTAGCACCCGCTCATCGCGTAACTGGAAGAAGCGCAAGCGCGACATCCAGGAGAAAATCATTGCCTACCTGCAGACCCACCAGTGCGTGGACTGTGGCGAGGCAGACTGGCAGGTGCTGGAGTTCGATCACCGGGACCGCGACAAGAAGATCGACGCCGTGTCGAACATGGTCAATCGCTGCGGCTGGCCGCAGGTGGAACGCGAGATCGCCAAGTGCGACGTGCGCTGCGCGAACTGCCACCGCCGCAAGACGGCGAAGGACCTCGACCACTACGCGTACCTGATCCCGCAGAACCTGTCGAACCGGGTCCACTGATGGAAGAGCCGAACCAGGATCCGGAGCAGACGCTGGCGGACTTCCTCAGCGGCGTCACCATGGACGCGCTCGAAGACAACCAGACCCGGATCCAGTTCACGATCCATTACAAGGGCAACCTCGTGGACTGCGAGCTGTGCGTCAAGCGCATCTACGTCCCGGGCCTCTCCACCACCAAGCAGTAGGAGCTACCATGACTGACGCATTCAAGTTGGCGCAGGAGAATCTGCGCACCGCGACCGAGTTCCACCAGCTCTTCCGCCACGTCGTCGACCCGACCCTGACCAGCACCGAGTGCGTCAGGCTCGTCCACGGCGACCGCGAGTCGGCGGCGTTCATCATCGACGGCCCGGATCACGGCGTCATCGCCGGCTACGTGGCCCACTTCATCAACGAGCTGTTCAACACGCTCACCACGGGCGCCATGGCCGCGCCGGAGCAGCCGCCCCCCGCGAGCGAGTCGAGCGACCCGGAGCCGTCGCCGCTCGTGCTGCCCGAGAAGCCGCGACTCATCGGCGTGTGACCCGTGGCGATCGACTTCGAGCCGATACTGTCGACCATCACCCCGAAGCAGCGCCTCTTCGTCGAGGCGAAGCTCAAGGGCATGCCCGACGGCACGGCTCGGAGGATCGCCGGCAGCGAGGCGCGCTACGACGAGGAGCTGGCGGAACAGCGCGTCGCCGATGCGCTCAAGGCCTGTCAGGCGCTCAGCGCACGGGACCTGGGCGTCACGCGCGACACGCTCCACAACATGCTCATGGAGGCCTACCGGGCCTGCGCCGACGCCAAGGAAGTGGTGCTCGTGGTCCGCGCCCTGGCTGAACTCTACGGCTTGAACGCGCCGAAGAAGCTGGAGGTCAAGAACACCGGCACGATCGTCCACCGCGCGGAGCAACTGCGCTCGCTGTCCAACGACGAGCTGGAGAAGCTGGCCCACAGCGACGCGATCGACGCGGAATTCACGATCACTCCGAGGCTAGAGCACCAGCGTGGCTGAGGTCACGAACGCTTGCACTCGCTGCTGGAAGGCCGACGCGGTCAACAACCCACGCGGCTGGGCGATGTGCGGGCCGTGCGCGGCCTACGCCGACAAGGCGGTGACCATCCTGGAGGAAGTGTGGGCGGCGTACCCGGCCAAGAAGCACGGCGGCTCTGAGGCAGAGCGAGAGGCGTGGCGCGAGAGTACCAAGGAGCTGTTGAGCTGCCTCCCGGCCCGCGCCCGCCAGCCGAAGCAGGAGGCGCTGGTCATTGCATCCATGATCAAGGGGGCGAAGATCACCGGCCACACGCCGCCCGAGCTGGTGCATTACGTGGTGAAGGAGGGCGATCCGGTCCCGCCGCGCGCGCCGACCGTGCGCGAGCACCGCCGCCGTGTCGTCCAGGTGTGGCGCGCGACCAACTCCGCCAAGCGCACCAAGAAGAAGGGCACCCAGAAGCCGCGCAAGCCGCGCGCCAAGGGCCTGCTGGGCGCCGCAGTCGCGGCGATCGAGAACGGCGAGGTCCCGCACCGCCCCGCGGCGCCACTAAGTCACTTAGTCACTCCGGTCCAGGCAGCCCTACCAATCCCGCCCGAGCCACCCAGTGACCCAGTGACGAAGGACGTGGTGCTGAGGGAGCTGGCCGCGCGCGAGCTGGCGCGGCGCAAGCTGCTACGGTTCATTCTGCGGATGTATCCACAGTATGAGGCCGGCTGGTTCCACATCGACCTGTGCGAGCGCCTGGAGAAGTTCCTCCAGGACGTGATCGACCGCAAGAGCCCGCGGCTGATGCTCAGCGTGCCGCCGCGCCACGGCAAGTCGTTCATCGTGTCCGAGAAGTTCCCCGCCTGGGCGCTCGGCCGGTACCCCTGGCTGGAGTTCATCGGCGCGTCCTACGGCCAGGAGCTGGCGAACGACTTCTCGTTCAAGGTCCAGCAGCTCATCCAGAGCGAGGTCTACCAGCAGCTCTTCCCGAAGACGCAGTTGCAGGAGGGGCGCCAGTCCATCGAGACGTGGCGGACCACGGCCGGCGGCCAGTACATGGCGGCCGGCGCCGGCGGCCCGATGACCGGCCGCGGCGGCCACATCCTGGGCATCGACGACCCCCTCAAGAACCGTGACGAGGCCGACAGTTCTGCCATCCGCGAGCGGCTGCACCGCTGGTACACCTCGACGGCGTACACCCGGCTCATGCCCGGCGGCGGCGTGCTGATCACCCAGACGCGCTGGCACGACGACGATCTGGCCGGCCGGCTGGAGACGGAGTACCGGACGGCGCTGCGCCAGCTCGGCGACGACGGCGTCTGGCCGGAGGACGCCGACCGCTGGGAGATCATCAGCTACCCGGCCATCGCCACCGAGGACGAGAAGTGGCGCCGCAAGGGCGAGGCGCTGCACCCGGAGCGCTACAACCTCGCGGCCCTGAACAAGATCAAGCGGACGCTCGGCCCGCGCGACTGGGCCGCGCTGTACCAGCAGACGCCGGTGCCCGACGAGGGCGGGTACTTCAAGGCGGAGTGGGTGCGCTACGCCGACAGCATGCCGGACCACAACGGGCTGCAGGTGTACGCGGCGTGCGACTTGGCCGTGTCGAAGAAGGATTCGGCCGACTTCACCGTGTTCGTGGTGGTCGGCGTGGACCGCTCGGACAACATCTGGGTGCTGGACGTGCGCCGCGGCCGCTGGAACGCCGCCGAGATCATCGACCAGCTCTTCGACGTCCACCGCGTGTGGAAGCCGAAGCTGATCGGCATGGAGGAGGGCGCGATCCTGTCGGCGATCGGCTCGTTCCTCGACAAGCGCATCGCCGAGGAGAAGCTCTGGGACATCGCGATCGAGCCCCAGAAGATCCGCGGCAAGGACAAGGAGTCGCGCGCGCGGCCGATCCAGGGGCGCATGCAGCAGGGCATGGTGTATTTCCCGCGCAACGCGTCGTGGACCGCTGAGGCCATGAACGAGCTGCTGCGGTTCCCGGCCGGCACGCACGACGACATCGTCGACGCGCTGGGCTGGATCGGGCAGATGCTCTCCAGCATGTCGCAGCGGATGATCGAGACGAAGAAGCTGGAGAGTTGGAAGGACAAGCTGCACGAGCACGTCGAGAAGGCGGCCGGCGGTTCGACCGACTGGATGGCCGCTTAGATTGCAGCCCCGCTGCAGATAGGCGACAAGGCTGTATCCCGAGGACTCCGAGCCCATGCCAGAGACAGTCGACGAGATCAACGCTGATGCGCACGCGCAGGGCGCCATCAACCCGCTCGACGAGCTGTACATCGTCAACACGAACTGGCATGCGTACGTCAGGGCGCGCGACAACGGGCACCTGAAGTTCGTCCGCGACGCCAAGCAGTTCGACAAGTATTACTGCGGCGAGCAGTGGGACGAGACCATCCTGTCGGACCTCGCCGCGTCGCGCCGCCCGGCGCAGACCATCAACCTGATCCTGTCGACCGTCAATGCGGTGACCGGCGAGTACCTCGCCAGCCAGCAGGACCTCGACGTCAAGCCCGTCGACTCGGAAGCGAACGAGGGCACCGCGCTCTCGCTTGAGAAGATCATCCGCCACATCCTCGAAGGATCGAGGTCGAAGTACGTCGAGAAGCAGGTGTTCATGGATGGCGTCATCCAGGACCGCGGCTACTTCGACATCCGGATGAATTTCGACGACAACGTGTTCGGCGAGATCACCGAGACGTCGCTCGACCCGATCGACGTGCTGCTCGACCCGGGCGGCCGGGAATACGACCCGCGGACGTGGTCGGAAGTCTTCGTCACGCGCTGGATGACGCCGGACCAGATCGAGGAGATGTACGGGAAGGAGATCGCCGACAAGGTGCGCTTCGTCGACCCGGGCATCAGCTTCGGCATCGACTCGATCGAGTTCGACCCGTCGACGTTCAGCGGACGCGATGCGTTCTACACCGCCGGCCCGATCGGCTTCCAGTACCGCGAGGACTGGAAGCAGGTGCGCCGCGTGCGCGTCCTGGAGCGCCAGTGGTTCAAGATGGCCCTGCGGGCTTACTTCCTCGACGTGCAGACCGGCGACACCTCGCCGGTGCCGGACGGCTGGGACGCGCAGCGGATCCAGCGCGTGGTCGACGTGATGAAGTCGAAGCGGCAGGAGATCCAGATCATCAAGCGCAACGTGCGCCGGGTGAAGTGGACCGTCTCGGTCGACAAGTTCCTCATCCACAACGACTGGTCACCGTACGACTGGTTCACCGTCGTTCCGTTCTTCCCCTACTATCGCCGCGGCCGGCCATTCGGCATCGTCCGCAACCTGATCTCGCTGCAGGACATCATGAACAAGGTCTCCTCACAGGAGATCCACGTCGTGAACACCAGCGCGAACTCGGGCTGGGTGGTGCAGCAGGGCTCGCTTGCGAACATGACGGTGCAGCAGCTCGAACAGGTCGGTGCCAAGACCGGCCTTGTGCTGGAGTACGGCAAGACGTTCCAGCCGCCCGTCAAGATCCAGCCGAACCAGGTCCCCGCGGGCCTGGAGCACATTGCCAACAAGGCGATGGTCTACTTCCGCGAGGTCAGCGGCGTCAGCGACGCCATGCTCGGCCAGCCGGGCCGGGAAATCAGCGGCCGCGCCATCGAGCAGAAGCACTCGCGCGGCCTGCTCCAGCTCGACCTCGTGTTCGACAACCTCGCGTTCACGCGCCAGATCCGCGGCGAGATCATCCTCAAGCTGATCCAGCAGTTCTATACCGACGAGCGGGTGATCAGGATCCTGACGAATGACGTCCAGGAGGGCGATCAGTACGAGCAGGTGATGCTCAACGCCAAGCAGATGTCCGGCGAGATCCTCAACGACGTCACGCTCGGCAAGTACGACGTCGTCATGTCCAGCACGTCGTCGAAGGACACCGAGCAGGACAGCATCTTCGCGCAGCTCTGCTCGCTCCGCGAGATCGGCGTGAAGATTCCGGACTTCACGATGGTCGAGAACTCGAACCTCGTGAACCGCAAGGAAGTCGCGCAGTGGATCCGCCAGCTCGAAGGTGCGGCGCAGCCGACACCCGAAGAGATCCAGCAGCACCAGCAACAGCAGCAGCTTGAGATGCAGGGCGCGATCGCCAAGATCGACAAGATGCGCGCCGACGCGCAGGCGTCGATGGCGCAGGCGCAGCTCTTCATGGCCCAGGCGCAGTCGCTGCCGGGCGAGCAGCAGGCCGCGATGACGAAGATCGGGGCCGAGATGCGCATCCGCATGGAAGAGATGTCCAACGAGATGGAGCAGCAGCGCCGCGACCTCGTCGCCCGCCTCGCCATCGCGCAGAAGAAGAGTTCAACGTCGGAGTACCAAGCCGGCATGCAGACGCTCTCGAAGCAGGGCGCGCAACAGTCGGCGGAGCGTATCGCCGGAATGAAGGAATTCGGGCGAGTGATCTCGACCCGGGTTCGAGCGGATAAGTAAACCACCACCGAGGATTGACCAATGACCACTGCAGCAGCGCCGGCCGCGCCGGCGAAAACTGTCGTCTCCATGACGCAGGACCCGTTCACCAAGGAAGTCGTGCCGACGTTCATCGGCGGCGACCCGGACGGGGTCACGCTCGACATCGACACCACGCCCGAAGCGCGCGGCGACGTCTTCGAGATCGATCCGGACGAACCGTTCCAGGCCATCACCCGCGCGCGCGGGCCGGATGGCAAGTTCCTGCCGAAGGCGGACGCCGCCGCGCCGCCGGCCGAGACCCCGGCGCCGGACGAAACTCCGGTCGTCGAGGACCCGCCGGCCGCCGACCCCCCGGTCGTCGAGGACCCGCCGGCGCCGCCCGCCGCGGCGAAGACCGACGACAACCCGACCATCCCGCGCTCGCGCCTGAACCAGGAGATCGAGAAGCGGAAGGCGCTCGAAGCGCGCAACAAGGCGCTCGAAGAGCAGCTCGCGGCCGCGGCCAAGCCGGCCGAGAAGCCTGCCGACGCGCCGCCCGCGCCGCCGGCCTACGACTTCGACGCGAAGGAGCAGGAGTACATCCAGCTCATGATGGACGGCAGCATCAAGGAAGCCGCCAAGCTGCGCACCGAGATCAACACTCGGATGTACCAGCAGATCCGCACGGATGTCACGCAGGAGGTCACGCAGACCACCACCGCGGCGATCACGCAGAAGCAGACGGGCGACGCGCTGAACGCGCTCGCGGACCAGTACGCGCTGGCGTACCCGCAGCTCGATATCAACAACGAGGAGATGTTCGATCAGACCCTGGTCGACGAGGTCAAGGGGCTGTACGCGGGCTACTCGCAGCAGCACTCCCAGATCCCGGCGTTCAAGAAGGCCGTCGAGGCCGCGCTGAAGCTGCGCGACATCCCGCTCGCGGGGACGACGCCGAAGGCGGATCCGCCCGCGCCGCCGCCAGCCGCCGGCGGGAAGGCCGCCGACGTGCGCGCGAAGGCCGCCGCGGCCAAGGCGCAGCCGCCGGCGCTGGCGAAGAACGGCGTGGGCGATGCGAACGCCGCGGCCGGGTACGCCAACATCGACATGGAGAACCTGACGGCAGCGGAGATGGACGCGCTGCCGCCTGAAGTTCTGGGTCGACTGCGCGGCGACTTCCTGTAAGTCGATGGGCTCGTGCGGAGATCAATCTCCGCACGAGCTGCAGCCCCACTGCAGATCTGCGTTAATCGCGATCAGCATCTGATCTCGCTGCGTTAAGCCGAGATTGGCTCCGCCGGCCCACGGCGCACTCGCCGGTTCGACTGCGTTAAGCCGAACGATAGCAATCGCTTTTTCGGTTTCAACCATTCATTGGCTCCGCAGGAGCCGGGAGTATTATTGTGGCACTGACTAATTTCAGTCTCCTCACGTCGAACCAGAAGACTCTCTGGGCGCGCGACATGTGGAAGATGGCCCGCAACTTGTCGTTCATCAACAAGTTCGCCGGCACCGGCCCGAACGCGGCTGTGCAGCGCGTCACCGAGCTGCGCAAGGACGAGAAGGGTACGCGCGCGGTCATCACGCTGGTTGCCGATCTGGTCGGTGACGGTGTGGCGGGCGACACGGCGCTGGAAGGCAACGAAGAGAACGTCAAGTCGTACGACACCGTGATCCAGGTGGATCAGCTCCGTCATGCGAACCGGCACGTTGGTCGTCTCGCCGAACAGAAGTCGGTCGTGAACTTCCGCACCGAGTCGCGCGATGTCCTCGCGTACTGGCTGTCGGATCGCATCGACCAGCTCGCCTTCCTCACGATGGCGGGTATCTCGTACGCGAACAAGACGAACGGCGTGACTCGCGTCGGTTCGCAGCTCGCCAACCTCGCCTTCGCAAGCGACGTCGTCGCCGGCACCAGCAACCGCTACCTGCGGTGGGTCGCCAGCTCGTCTTCGTTCGCGGCCGGCTCGGGCGGCACGGCTTCGGTCGCGGCCGGCGACACGCCGAGCTACGGCATGATCGTGCGCCTCAAGGCGTACGCGAAGCAGCAGTACATCCGCGGCATCCGCGGCGCGGGTGGTGAGGAGTTCTACCACCTGTTCCTGACGCCGCAGGGCATGTCGAAGCTCAAGCTCGACGCCGACTTCATCGCGAACGTGCGCTACGCCCAGATGGGCAAGGGCGACTCCGCGGCGACGTTCAGCGGCGGCGGCACGAGCATCCTGTGCGACGGCGTGATGGTGCATGAGTACCGCCACGTTCCGAACACCCTCGGTCTGTCGTCGGGCTCCAAGTGGGGTTCGGGCGGCACGGTCGACGGCAACGCGGCTCTCTTCCTCGGCGCCCAGGCGCTGGCGATGGCCGACATCGGCGATGCGGAGTGGGTCGAGAAGAACTTCGACTACGACAACTCGCCGGGCATCAGCACGGGCAAGATCTTCGGCTTCCTCAAGCCGCAGCTCATGTCCATCTACTCGGGCCAGAAGGAAGACTTCGGCCTGATCCGCGTCGACACGGCCATCTAAGGAGTATTGCACATGGCTCTCACTATCGATTTTGGCCGTCAGTACGCGATCGAAGCGTCCCTGGCATTCGCCTTCGGCGACCTCGCGGGTCTGAGCGGCGTCGCTCAGAGCGCGATCAGCGTTCCGGTGAACGCGGTCGTCCAGGGCGGGCGCGTGTACACGGACACGGCGTGGAACTCGGCCACCTCCGACACCCTGTCGGTCGGTGACTTGGCTTCGGCGACGCGCTACATCTCTGCGAACGCGACGGTGCTCCGCACCGCCGGCCTCCAGCAGGAGTTCGCGGCGACGGGCAACGGGTTCAAGTACACGGCTTCGAGCTACGTCACCCTGACGTGGACCGGTGTCGGTGCCGTCCCGACCACGGGTGCCTCGCGCCTCTACGTTCGGTACACGATCGACGGCCGCGCGAACGAAGCGCAGCAGTAAGCGATCGAGCCCGCTAGGCCCGGGCTGAGTTTCTTGCCGGTGGTAGGCCTTCGTCGGGAGAGCAATCTCCCGACGCTTTTGCCACCGGCTCCATAACAAGGAACGATCGTGGCATACGTTACCGCCCGCAAAGACACTTTCATCCATTCGGGCATCCACACGGTCGACGTGAAGGCCCACATCCCGAACTGGGTCCCTGATTCGATCCTCGAAGATCTCCTCACGAAGAACGTGTTCGAGTGCAAGGAGGATGGCTCGATCGTCCTGCGCGACGAGCCGGATGAGCCGTCGCAGGACGGCACGCCCCCGCACGAGGAGCTGCTCAACAAGGTCCCGATGCTGTCCGCCGAGGAGCGGGGCAACCTGCCCCTGCGCATCGAGGCCGTCAAGGCTGCGATCCGATACTTGATCGCCGTCGGCGACCCGAAGGACTTCCGCAAGGATAGCGCCCCGAAGGTGCCGGCCGTCGGTCGCGTGGTCGGCTTCGACATCACGTTCGCCGAGATGCTCGAAGGCTACGACGCAATCCTGAAGGAGTAACCTGTGACTGCAGCGTCTGTCCTGACGACCCAGATGCGGGACGCACTGCAGGATACAGATTCCGGTGGCTACCGCTGGGCCGACGCCGAGCTGCTGCGCTACCTCAGCGAAGCGCAGCGCGCAATCGTCGGCCTCGCGCCCGAAGCGAATACGATCGGGTACCACCACGTCATCAGCGACGCGATCCCGCGCCGCATCACCCCGGCAGACAGCCTGGAGCTGGTGACGGTCGAGTGCAACTCGGCCTCCGACGGCACCCGCGGCGGTTCGATCCGCCGCATCAACGCTGACGTGCTGGACGCGATCGACCCGAACTGGCGAATCACGATCACCGCGCCCGCGGCGCGCCCGACGAATGGCTTCTACGACGGGTACGTCTTCGACCCGCGCACCCCGAATTTCTTCTGGCTGTACCCCCGCGCGTACAACGGGCAGGACTGCTGGATCGAGTACGTCCAGACCCCGACGCAGCTCGCGGCGATTTCCGACAGCCTCACGCTGCTCCCGCACTATCACGCGGCGATGATCGAGTGGGGCATGTGGCGCGCGATCATGAAGGAAGGCCGCTACACCCGGCCGGCGTCGGGCGGCTCCTACACCGCCAAGTCGCACTTCGATACGTTCGCGGCGCTCCTGGGCCTCACGAACAAGGAATACCGCGCACTGGAGCGCGCCTCTGGCGCCGTGGACAAGGGACCGTAACGTGGCAACTTTCGACGTCTTCCGTCCCGAACTCAAGCTGGCCGCGGCGGGCGTGCCCGACATCCTGTGCGACCGCATCGCGTGGCGCACGGTCAACGACTTCCTGCAGCGGACCGAGGCGTGGCGCGTCGAGCTGACCGCACCGCTCGACTACGTGGCCGGCGCAACCAACTACGACCCCGCGCCGCAGCTCCCAGCCGGCGCGTCCGCATCGCGCATCGTCTCGGTGCGGTGGCGGCCGGCGTCGGCGTCCACGCAGTCCTACACGCCGTGGGGCGCGGCCGGGCAGTTCAAGACCCTGCCGTTCTTCACCCGCGAGAAGCTGACCGCGCAGTTCCCGGGCTGGGAGACAGACACCGATATCCGCCCCTGGCGCTACACGGCGGAGACCTCTGGATCCGCGCGCCTGCACCCCATCGCCTCGGCGACCGTCACCGGCGCCATCGAGATGACGGTGGCCTGCACGGTCGGCATGGCATCGACGTTCCCGGATTGGATGTACATCCAGTACCTGGAGGAGCTGCTCCCCGGGATGCTGGGTCGCCTCTACTCGATGCCGAAGCGCGACTGGACCGACCCGAAGCTCGCCGCGGCGAACTTGGCGATGTACGAGAAGGCCATCATCGAGGCGACCAGCTCCAACGAGAAGGACTTCGGGCGACCGAACCTCGAAGTCGCGTACGGTGGGATCTAGCCGTGGCCCGGATTGTCGCAGCCGGATTCCGCGGGATGAAGCCTCGGTTGGATCCGCGGCTGCTCAACGAGCACGACAGTGTCATCGCGACGAACGCGCGCATCGACAATGGGTTCCTGCGCGGCTGGCAGCAGCCGTCTACGATCTCGACCCTGGCCGGCGGCGGCACGAAGAAGACGATCTATAACTTCGGGACGCATGCGTCTCCGAACTGGCTGAGCTGGACGACCGACGTCGACGTCGCGCGCTCGCCGATCCTGGGCAACCTGGACAACCGCACCTACACGACTGGCGACTCGTACCCGAAGACGCTGAACAACACGCTCGTCGGCGCCAGCGCGTCGTACCAGCTTGGTGTCCCGCCGCCGACGACTGCCCCCACGGTGGCGAACCGTGCGCTGGCGGACAAGGGAACCGTCACTGGGAACATCACGACCGCGACCGGTCGGATGCAGATCACGACGACGACCGGGTTTACGATCTCCAGTCACAGCGACCACGTCTTCGAGTTGAGCACGGCCGGTACCACGACCCAGCTCCTCTACTTCTCCGGCTTCAAGGTCGGCCTGACGCTCAAGGTCGCGTCGATCGTCGACGCTGACAATTTCACGATCACGTCCGGCGATGGCTCGGATTACATCTGCTCTGGCGACGCGTTCGCTGGCTGGCACGTCGCGCCGTACGCAACGGTGCCGCTGCAGATCCTGGCCGGCAACGTGCTGCTCCCGAACGGAGTGCAGGTGAACCTGACCGGCCACGGCCTGCGCGTCGACGACATCCTCACCCTCACTGATGTCTCGACGGTCCCGTCGTTCTCGATGGGGCGCGGCCGGATCACCCCGGTGGTGACTGGCTCCCTGACGCAGACCCCGACCGACTTCATCCCCATGGACGCGGCGAGCGCGGACCTGTCGATCACGGCGCCGGGGCACTGGAGCTTCACGGTCAGCCGCAACCAAGCCTACGTCTCGACGCGCGAGTACGTCTACACCTGGGTCACAAACCTCGACGAAGAGAGCGCGCCGTCGTTGCCGTCTGCGCTTGTCGACACGCTCGACGGCGACTCGGTGACCATCAGCGCGTTCGATACGGCGCCCTCGACCAACCGCGTCGTCAGCTCGATCAACCTGTACCGGACCCTGACCGGAACGGCGGGGACGGACTACCAGTTCGTCGCCAACTTCCCGGTCGCGACCACGACGTACACGGAGTCGATGAAGGACGCCGCGCTCGGCGCGATCCTGCCGTCCGATACGTGGGACCCGCCGCCGAGCGACCTGTTCGCATTGACCACGTCGCCGAACGGATTCCTCGTCGGCGCGTCCGGTAACCAGGTCTGCTTCTGCGAGCCCGGCTACCCGCACGCGTGGCCGTTCGATTACCGCCTCCAGACCGACTATCCGATCGTCGGCATCGGCCTTACCGGGGCTACCACGTTCGTCCTGACGCAGGGCCAACCGTACGCGATCTTCGGGTCTGACCCGCGCAACATGACGATGCGTCGGATCGAAGCGTCTGAGGCCTGCGTGTCGAAGCGCTCGATCGTCGCGTGGAGCGGCGCGGTGTTCTACGCCGGCCCGAACGGACTGATGAAGGCGACGGACACGAGCCTCATCAATGTCACTGCGGGGCTCTTCACCCGCGAGCAGTGGCAGTCGACACTCATCCCGTCGTCGATCGTTGGCAGCATCTACCAGGGCCTATACGTCGGCTTCTACACCGACGGTGTCAGCAACTCTGGCACGTTCATCATGGACCCCAACATGCCGGAGACTGGCATCCTGAAGTTCGACACGGTGTTCAACGGCGCGTTCACGGACCGCAGCACCGGCGACATGTACCTGACCGATGGCACGAACCTGCTGCTGTGGAATGGCGGCGCGGATAGCACGGTGACGTGGCGCTCGAAGATCTTCGTCAACGAGGCTCCGCTCAACATGGGCGCCGCTCGCGTCGTCGCGACGGCATACCCGGTGACGTTCAACCTGTACGATGGATCGACCGGCACGTTGATCGCGACGCGGACGATCGCCAACTCTGAACCGGTCCGCCTCCCGGCGGGCAAGCTCTACGACCAGCTCCAGATGGAAGTGGTGTCGTCGTCGTCGATCACGGTGCGGTCGGTCGCGGCGGCTGAGTCAATGTACGAGCTGTCGGACACCTAGCCGTGGCCGTCAAGATTTCCAAGCCGCAGCTCGCTGTACCGGCCGCTTCTGATCCTGCGCACATCGCATTCTTCTCTGGGGTCAAGGAGTTCGTCGACCAGCTCCAGGGCAACGCAAAGGCACCCCTTGAGCGCGTGCCGACGATCCGCGAGCTTCAGGCCGCAGGGCTCGTCGACGTCACGACCAAGAACGGCGTGGCGTCAATCGCGAGCAAGCTGTCGGCGGCAACGCTCTCGTCGATCAACACTGCCGCCGGCAACGGCAACCTCGCATCTCTGGCGGCCGGCACGTCGACCGGCTCGACCGGCGGAACGGTGGGCGGCTCGACGACGACGGTCACGGTTGCCGACACGCCGACCACGCCGCTCGGGTTCTCGGCTTCCGGCATCACGCAGACGGTGCTGCTCGGGTGGACGCTGCCGACCTACGCCGGGCACTCGCTCACGGAGATCTGGCGCTCTGGCACCAACGACCTGACGACGGCGGTGCAGATCGGCGCGGCCGTCGGCTCGGTGTTCTCGGACCCACTCGGCCCGGCGCTCACCGCCTACTACTGGATTCGCTTCGTCAACATCAACAATGCGGTAGGACCATGGAACGCAGGCACGACAGGTGGGACAGCAGCCACGACGACGGGGATCATCACGGCCGAAATTGTGGCTGGGCAGATCACCGCCGCACTGCTGGCCGCCGGCTCCGTGGACGCTACGAAGTTCGCGTCCAGCATCGCGCCGGTGGTCATCCAATCGAACCACTCGACGGCCGGTACCTACGTCGGCCAGACGATCTACGACACGACTGACCACGCGCTCTATCAGTGGAACGGCACGGCATGGGTAACGCCGGCCGGCACCGCGGTGATCCCCGACGGGTCGATCACGGCGGCCAAGCTCGCCAGCACGATGACGCCGATCGCCGTCTACGCGAACCTCGCGGCGTTCCCAGCGGCGGGCACGTCCGGGCGCATCGCGTTCACGGCCGACACGCTGAAGCTCTACAAGGACGACGGCACCTCCTGGGTGGCGATCGTCAACACGACCGACATCGCCGGGACCATCGCGGCCGCGCAGATCGCGGCGAACTCGATCGGCACCGCACAGATCACGGCCGCCGGCATTGCCGCGGACCGCATCGTCGCCAACTCGATCGGCACGACGCAGATCGCGGCCGGCGGCATCGCGGCCGACCGCATCGTTGCGAACTCGATCACGACGACGCAGCTCGCCGCGGCTGGCATCAACGCCGATCGCCTCGTCGCCAACTCGATCACGGCCGGGCTGATCGCCGCCGGTGCGATCACGACCTCGGCGATGACGGCGAACACGATCAGCGGCTCGGTCATCCAGGCCGGGACGATGACGACCGACAAGCTCACGGCTTCGTGGCTGACCGCCGGCGTGATCTCGGCCGGGGCCATCTCCGCGAGCCAGATCGCCGCGGGCGCCATCACGACCGACAAGCTGCGCGTCGCGAGCGCGGGCGCCGCGATCAATACCGACCCGGGGTTCCAGGACGCCAGCGCGTGGACGGCGACGAACGCCGCCATCGCGACGCTGACCGACGGCCAGAACGGCCTCTACTCGATGCGCTCCACGAGCGCGCTGGCGGGCTCCGCCATCGAGGCGCGCTACCACCCGATCGACCAGAGCAAGACGTACCGCGTCCACTGCTGGGCCCGGAACAACAGCTCGGGCGCCAACGGGACGTTCTACGCCGGCCTCGCGCTGCTGGACTCCTCTGGGACGAACATCACGAACGGCGCGGCGACGTACTGGTGGATGACGGCGTCCGGCGCGACCACGACGACTGGCTGGACGGAGTATGTCGGTACGATCGGCCCGGGCGGCTCGACGCTGACCACGCCATCCACCGCGCGCCAGATGGCGCTCGTCACGCAGCTCAATACGGCGGGCACTGCCGGCTACATCGAGGTGCAGGATCTGCGCGTCGAGGAAGTGCTCGGGTCGACGCTGATCCAGGACGGCGCGATCACGACCAACAAGATCCTTGCCAATGCGATCACCGGCGGCAAGATTGCCGCGGGTGAGATCGTCACGACGCACATGGCGGCGGACTCGATCGCGGGCGACCGGATCACGGTCAACACGCTCAACGGATCGAAGATCGTCGCCAATAGCATCACGGCAGCGAAGATCGACTCGACCAACCTGACGATCAAGGACGGCTTCGGCAACATCATCTTCGGCTCCGGGGCGTCACTCGCGATCGACCCGTCGTCGTTCATGAACGTGCCGTCCTCGTGGCTGAACACGAACCTCGTGATGGCGTCGGACGGCACGCTGACGACCGGCGGCACGGTCCTCGGGTCCGCGACCCTGACCGGCCTCGGCTTCACGGGCGACACCAACGCCACGCGCAACCTGATCACGTTCCAGGCGTCCCCGCCGGCCAGCCCGGCGGCGGGCGACATCTGGGTCGACACCAGTACCGCGGTCAACACGGTGAAGATCTACGCCGCTGGCGCGTGGACGCTCGCGGCCAACTACGTCACGAACACGAACCAGATCACCGACGGCGCGAACCTCGGTTACACAGCCACTTGGGCCGGCGTCTCCGGGACGGGCAAGCCCGCCGACGGCGCGACCAAGAACGTCCTGACGATCTCGGGCACGGCACCGACCTCGCCCCAGAACGGCGACCTCTGGTTCGACAGCGCGAACAGCGCGTGGAAGGTCTACGGCGGCGGGGCATGGACGGTGGCGAGTGACATCACCGCTGCCAAGACCGCCGCAGCGATCTCTGGGCAGGGCAACTTCGCGACGCTGAACCAGATCACGGCTGGCAACGCTTCGACCTACATCCAGGCGGCTGCGATCCAGACGGCGCAGATCGCCAACGCGGCGATCACGAACGCGCTGATCGGCACGGCCCAAGTCGGCACGCTGAACATCGCTGACGGCGCGGTGACGATCCCAGTGTCGACCTACGCGAACGACTACGTGTACCCGTCGTCCGGGCTCACTGAGTACACGATGGCAACACTCACAGCCACGACCAGCGGCAACCGCGTGGCGCTCACCTATCGCGTTCGCGCGGGCGCGTCGCCGCCGTACGGCTACTCGACCTCTATCACGGTGCGACTGCGGCGCGACGGTGTTCTGCTGGACACGGTCTTGTACACCGGAGCGGTCGATGCCGCCGTCAGCGTCGACACGACCGAGCTATTCGACGACACGCCGACGGCGGGCACCCACGTCTACGCGATCACGATTGAGTTCGGCGACATGATCAACTGGTACCAGCGCCGCGGCATTCGGACCTTGGAGGTGAAGCGATGAGCGCCTATGTGAAGTATCGGGTTGCGGACGGCTACATCGTCGGGTCAGGCATCTGCCCGCCGGATATGCACGACGCGCAGGCCGGCGAGGGCGAGGCGGTGCTGGCCGTCGACTACCCGCGCGACAACCGCTTCTGGCAAGTGGTTGGCGGAGTGCTGGTCGAGCGCGCCGAACCGCTGAAGTGATGTCAGCCCCAGAAACGACGAGCTACATTCTGCTCGTCCTTCTCACTGGGGAACCCCCATGACTCTGATCCCGATCGTCCTGCTCGTCGCTGTGGTCGCGGTCGTCGCGTACCAGATCTTCTGGAACAAGAAGGTGACGCCGGTGCCCGGCGCGCCCGCGAATCCTCCGGACGGCCCGTCCGACTACGTTTCGTAAGCGGCTGAATCCCGGGGTTGCAGAGGCAGCCCCGGGATGCTTCCGATAGGGTCGCAGGAGCGTTTCTCCACGGACGGAGCAGATGGCGACTCTTCAAGGTGATACCGCCCCGGATACCGCACTACTTAACAGTGCGACCGGGATGCTCAACCGCAACCAGACTACGTTCGGTCCGGCGATGGGCGAGCGGCTGGCCGCGCTCAAGGATACCAGCGCCGATCGCGGGTACCTCACCAGCCAAGCCTCCGCCGACACCGCGCAGCAGATGGGCCGCCCGGGCTTCGCCGGTATGGGTCGATCCCCGGCATTCGGCGCCGCGCTGAACCGCGGCCGCGCGCTCGCGAAGATCACGAGCTTCGGTGACAACGCCACCGCCACGCAGAATCTCCAGGACCGGATCGCGGCGCTCAAGGTCGGGCGCGGCATCCGCTCCGGCGCGTTCACGAGCATGAGCGCGCAGTCGAGCAACGCCCTGCAGCTCCAGGAAGCGCAGCAACAGGCCGACATGATCCACCGCAACGCGAACGCGAACGCCGTGGGCACGGCCGGCGGCATGGCGATCCGCGGCGGCATGCAGTACATGAACCAACCGGCACCGACAACTGACTGGAAACTGTCGGGAGGGGTTGACGTGTCAAGCATCGACGTCGGCAACTTCGCCAATATCCAGGGCAACCAGCCGTGGCAGGTGAGCGCGAACCAGCCGAATCTCGTTGGTGCCGACGGCGCGACGCTGCCGGGCGCGGGCGGATGGTTCGGCAATTCATGGGCGCAGCCGACGGCGACCCCTAACTGGTGGACGAACTAATGGCTGGCGGACTCGGCAGTGTTTTCAATGGGGCCGCAGGCAGGGGCGTGCCATTCGGCGGCTCGGGCGCTGGCGGCATCTACGATACGAACGCCGCGGCGAACAATCCGTACAACGGCGCCGGCGTCAACCTGCTCACGGACTTCACGAACGAATCGAACCGGATCTACGACAAGACGTTCTCCGGGCTTGAGTCTGCGATCAACGGCCCCGACGTCGCGAAGATGCGCAGCGACGCATCCGCGTCGGCCACGTCGGCCTACGACGGCACGGCCAGCTCGATGGCGCGCGCCCGCTCGGCGATGGACACCGGTGCAGCGGACGGCCAGCTCGCGTCCGAGGCGCGCCGCACCAGCCTCGCGCGCTCGATCTCGGATGTCGACGCGCAGAACCGCGCGATCTCGACTGGCCGCAACATGAAGAAGAATTCGCAGAACGCGGCGTTCGATCTGTACAGCAGCGACCTGAGTCAGGCACAGAAGGCGTTCCAGCAAGTGGCGAGCAACGAGTCGGGGCGCTACGCGTCCTACGGTGTGTCGAACGCACAGCAGAACGCGCAAGACCAGCAGACGGCTACATCACTCGCCGGCATGGCGCTGATGGCCTTCATGTTAGCGCCTTAAGGGAGCAGCAATGATCATCGACGGCGGCGGCAGCGCAAGTTTCGGGGCGGGGCTCATGCAGGGCTTCGGATTCATCGACGGCATCTTCGCGCGGCGCGACGAGCGCAAGATGCAGGCGAAGCGGCTTCAGCTTGAGCAGAACCAGGACGCGCGCGCCCAGCAGCAGGCGGACATCAACACCCGCAACCAAAACGATGCGTACTTCACGCAGCATGCCGATCGCCTCGGCCGCGTGCTGCAGGATGAGATCACCCGCGTCGGCGGCGAGCAGAACCTGTCGCCTGAGTTCAAGAGCCAGTTTCACAACCAGCTCGTCGAGATCGAGAAGCAGCGCGGCGGCATGGACGCGACGAGCCTCGGTTCCATCGCGCGCGGCGACTTCAACAGTGACCGCCAGCAGATCACCGCGGCCAGCCCGACCTTCGGGGAGTTCTCGAAGCAGCAGACGGTGGCGGGGCTCGGCATCGCCGCGGACCAGGAGGAGGCGGCCAACGCCCGCACCGCCGCGGCGCAGTCGCCGGCTGGCGCCGCGCCGAACCCGTTCGGTCCCGGCGGCTCTGTCGGCCCGGGCCCGGTCGCGGCGGCACCCGCGCGCGGGGGTAAACCCGCGGCACCCGCTCCGGCGGGTAGCACGCCGCCGGTGGTCCCCGACGCCAGCAAGACTCCTGCAGTTACGCCTACCCAGGCGGTTGCCAGCGCGTTCTGGGAGGAACACGCCGTTGGTCTGACGGCGAATTCCCGCGCTACGCCCACCGGCGAGCCGGGCGCGCCGGGCGTATTCGTCGGCGGGGGTAAGAGCACGGGCTTCGCCGCGACCGACAAGGGCGTCGAGACAGAGCAGAAGTGGTCGGAGTTCGCTAGCCTGAACTCCGCCACTGGCGCGCAGTACCGCGACCATGTGAAGGCGAACCCGGCCTATGCCGTAACGGCCTACAACAACGCGCGACCGAACCTGTCGGACGAGACGCGCCAGAAGACCGACGTTGCGATGGCGCCGATCCTGTCTCATCGAATCGACGAGCTGCGACCGAAGATCGCGAATGGGACCGCGACGCCGAGCGAACGCCACGATGCGCAAGCGGCGCTCGAAACACTGCGTCTCGCCGACAACGATCACAGCCATGCGGCGCTGCTTGGCTACAAGCGCGGCGACCAGATCCCAGCGAGTCCGGAGCTGGCGGCTAAGGTCGGCGCCACCATCCCGCCGGGGTCGCCGGTATCGCAGGCATCTGGCACGCGTCTGTCGATGGACAAGAGCACGATCCTCCGCGCTGCGAAGGCGCAGGCGGCTCCGGCCGGCGCGCCCGCGCCGCAGACCGCGAGCGCCACGGCGAACCCGGCGTCGCCGGACAGTGCGTCGCCGACGACGAACTCGCGATATCAGGTCCCGGACCGCCCGGCCGCAGCCGCTGCGCCGGCCGGGCCGCCGCAGATCTCGGCCAAGCTGATGGACGCGTACACGCGCCTGCGCATGGCAGGCGCCGTCACCGATGAGCAGTACCGGCACTTCCTTGAGACCGGCACGATGCGCGCCGACACCATCGAGCAGCTCCAGAAGCTCGACGTCACGAAGCCGTACAAGACCTACGACGGCAAGCAGGATCAGGTCCACATACCGACGGTCACGGAGCTGGCATCGATCGAGCACGTCAAGATCGCTCGCGCTCAGCTCGCTGAGACGACACGACACGATGTCCAGGAGGAAAATCTCGGTTTCGCGCGCGTCGATGCGCTGAACTACAAGACCAACCGCTACGCCGACGCTCGCGCGCAGGCGAAGGGGATCAAGGATATGGCCGCGCAGGACCGCAACAACAACAAGGACCTCGAACCGATCTTCGAGAAGGCGTCCACTGTCCTCGGTAAGGACAAGACCGTCATCGCCCGCGCGTACGACGCGTGGCTCGGTTCCGACGCCGGTATGGAAGTGATGCGTCGCGCAGGGGTCAACACCCGCGATGCGAACGGTCAGATCACGAAGGGACTCATGACGTCGAGCGAGAACAAGACGGCTGGTGAAGCGTTCATCGGTTGGTACCAGCGCGACGCGAAGTCGTGGCACATCTTCGACCGGCGCGAGACGCCGGAGCAAGTCGTCGGCACCGCGCTGCCGAAGGGTCAGGCGTACAACGACCCTGCTGTCTCCGGCGGCGGTGGTGGCGGACCACCGCCGGGCGTCGACGCCGCGATGTGGGCCTCGGCCAGCGACGCTGACAAGCAGGCCGCCCTCGAATACGCGCAAAGCCGGCGCTAATGGGCACCGCACTTGACCAGATGCGGGCGCAGATCGATGCTGCCCGCGGCGCGCGCGGCGCGGCGCCGCTGACTGATGCGCAGTCCGGCATCACGCCGCTCGACCAGCTCAAGCAGCAGATCGATGCCGCGCGCCAAGCCGAGGAGCAGGGGCCGAAGGCACAGGGCCCGCTGGAGAACTTCGGCGCCGGCCTGCGCGCCGGCTTCGACAACCTCAAGGGCATGGGCTACGGGCTGGCCGCGCTGGCCGGCGACGCTGTCGGCTCTGACGAACTCCACAACTGGGGGATGGAGGGCTACAAGAACCAGCTCGACGAGGCCAGCAAGGAAGGCGTGCGCGTCGAGGGCATGCACAGCATCAAGGGCGTGCGCGACCTGATCGACTACACCGCGTCGATGGCCGGCGAGTCGATCCCGTCGCTCATGCAGATGGCGGCCGGCGGCGGTGTCGGCGGCGTCATTGCGAAGAAGATGGTCGCCCACCAGATCGAAGACACGCTCGTCAAGCACGGCGTCGAGTCCCTGGTCGAGAAGGGGCTCACGAAAGAGATGGCCGAGAAGGCGCTCAAGGGCGCCGTCGAGAAGCAGATGTTCGGCGCCGGCCTGGAGCACACCGTCCGCTCGGAGGCGCTCGGCGCCTCGCTCGGAGCGGCCGCGGCGAACTACCCGAACAACCTCGCGTCGATCTACGCCCAGATCAAGAGCGACCCGGCGGCGAAGGAAGCCATCCCGGAGGCGCTGGTCGGCGCGCTCGGCATGTCCGTCCTGGAGGCCGCGCCGTTCGCGGCCGGCGCCAGCACGATCGCCAAGGCGGCGGTCGAGGCGCAGGCGAAGGGCGTCGCGAAAGAGAACCTGATGAGCCTCGGCCAGCGGATGCTGCACGAGGCCCCGAAGATGGCGGCGATCATGGGCGGCACCGGCGTGGCTGAGACGGCCCTGACGCTCGGTCTGCACACGATGGCGAACCCGAACTTCGACTGGAAGTCGCCGGACGCCCAGCAGCAGATGCTCGACGCCCTCGGCGGCGGGGCCCTGATGGGCACGCTGATGGGCGTCGGCACCGGCGGACTCGCGCACCTGATGAGCCGCAACGCGCGCATCGCCGCGCGCGCCAACGGCGAGGAGCTGCCGGAGACCGGCACGCTGAACACGACCGAGAACACGGGCGCGCCGCACCCGGCCGACATGCCGCCGGGCAACGCGGGCGACACCGCCCCGCCGCCGGGGGGCGGCGACACCAGTTCTGTGGACTCGTCCGCAAACCAGACTGCGCCTACGCCCCCGCCCGCACCGGCGCCGCGCATTCCCGGCCTCGACCTGATGGCGGACCACACCGGCGCCAAGTCGACGCTCATGAAGAAGATCGGCGAGGCGCTCTCCCCGGAGGAGAAGGCCGCGCTCAAGGCGCACTACGGCGTCACCTCGATCAAGGCCGCCGTCGACATGCACTTCGAGGACCCGTCGCTCGCGGCGCGCACGAAGACCGGCAACTACACGCCGGAGGAACACGACACCGCGGAGCCGGATCGCTCGCACCAGTCGAGCGAGGTCGACGCGGAGGCGATGCACGAGGGCGCGCTCGGCGTCACGAACGAGGGCGTGCCGCTCCGGTTCATTGGGCAAGGCAACACGTACGCCGACGAGGAGTCAGGCGCCAAGCCATGGGCGCCCAGCAGCCACAACGCTCCGGGCGACGTCGGCGGCACCTCGACCCCGGTCAAGCTGCTGCAGGCACTCGGCGACAAGAACCCCGCGGGCATCGAGCACTTCATCCAGTCCGGCCTCGTCGAGCGCGACGAGAAGGGCAAGGTCAAGATCACGGATCTCGGCAAGGAGATGATCCGCCGCGTCGGGCTTGACGTGCCGGACCCGGACAGCACGCTGATGAAGAACAAGCGCGCGTACGAGGTTCTCAACGAGGGTATGGACTACACGCCGCACCAGCTTGAGTCTGGGCACTGGCTGCTCGCCGAGACTCCGAAGGACCTGATGTCGCCGATGATCGAGACGATGATGGAAGGCCGCAGCTCGGTCAAGCACGACCCAGTGACTGGAGCCGCTTACTTCAATAGCAAGGATCAGAAGATCCCGACGAGTGAAGTCGTCGGTCGCGAGATGAGCGAAGCTGCGCGGCAGGCGCGCGGCCACGACATTAACGGGCGCGCGAAGCATAACCAGGACTTCCAGGTCTACAGCGACAAGAACCAGCGCCAGTGGGACGAGAAGTACACGCAGCGCGAGGCGGAGCTGATGCATCAGGCGTCGCTCGCCGGCGGCGGCGAAGTCGACCGGAACACGGTCCGCGCGATGATCGAGCGCGAGCTGGGCCCGCGTCCGGGCTACGGCTTGGAGATGTCGCACGAGGACGGACAGCCGACGCCGGTCCGTGTACGGCTCAGTGCGCCGCACCTTACGCGGCTCGGCATCCGCCTGATGGACTCCAGCAAGTTCAAGCTCGACCCGCTGTCGCTGCGCAAGCGCGGGTTCATTCGCGGGGTCGACGAGGTTTCCCACCACCCGTGGCAGACGAAGGAAGACGAGAACGGCAAGCCGTACAATCTCTACCTGAAGCACGACGTGCCGCGCGATCGGCACGGCAACGCAGTCATGGGCTCGGACCGGGTCATCTACGACAGCACCAACCGGGACACCAAGGAGCAGGACACGACGCACTGGCGCGATGTCGCCAAGCTGCCGAACAATACCGAGACCGCGAGCCGCGGCCGCTTTGCCGATGCGGGTGATGCGGGTATCTTCCATGAGGGCGACAGCACCCGCATGACACAGGATGCGCTGGCTCACGCACTCAAGAAGGAAGGCGGCGCGTTCGACGTTCTGGGCAGCGCGAAGAAGGCCGTCACCGCCGCGATGCACGAGTTCCGCAAGAGCACGCCGCTCGGCCAGAAGCTGGACCGCGGGCTGATCGATCTCTACAGCGCCCGCAAGAAGGCAGAAGCAAAGTACGGTACGAACTCGGAGGAGTACGTCAACCGCGACGCTGCGGTCCAGCACTACATCCATACGGTGATGGAGCCCGCCATGCGCAAGCAGGGCGAGTACGGACTGCTGTTCACAAAACGCGAGATCGCGTCTCGGAACGTCGGTCGGCTGCTCAGCGAGATGGATAAGCACGATCAGTCCCGCGGTCAGGTCAACGATTACACGCCGGCCGGGCGCAAACCCGACCAGCACATGGAGAACATCCCGACCGAGTACGATCAGGCGAACAATCGTACCGAGCGCAGCATCACGATGGAGAAGGGCGAGGCGCTGCCTGACAGCGGCCCGACCCATGCTCCGCAGTGGCAGCCGCGGAACGCGGATGACATGGTTCATAAGGTCGCGACAGCCGTCATGAAGATGACGGGCGTGAAGGGCGACACCCGCACGGTCCAGCTCACGCGCCAGGAACTGAGCGGCTTCGACAAGATGTCGACCGGCGGCCGCGCCAAGCTGGTCCGGGACCTGATCGGGTACGAGAGCATCGCCGACAAGTACGGCTCGCAGCAGGCAAGCCGCATTGCTGACCTCGTGACCGACAAGATCACGATGGGCGAGAAGGGCTTCTACGTCAGCCACGGCTCTGGCGACGATGCGTCCCACTTCATCTACATCGACCCGCGACTGAACCACGCGGAGCGCGTCGAGGCGGTCTCGCATGAGGTCGGTCACTTCGTCAAGGATCAGCACTACGCGGACGCCTCGGCCGAGACGAAGGACGCGCTGAACAAGGCGCACGCCGAATACACGGCGAAGTACAAGCTCAAGCCGCAGACGTTCGACGAGTGGATGGCGAACCAGTTCATCCACTGGGTCGCGAACACTGAGGCACCGCGCAACCTTGTCGAGAGCTTCTTCGCGAAGGGAGCGGCGTTCCTCCAGAAGCTGTGGAACTCGCTGGTCAAGACCCAGCGACTCACGCAGCCGTTCAAGGAGTGGATGGACGCAATCACGAAGAAGTCCAGCTTCGAGGAGCAGCTCCGCACGGGCGGCACGGGACGCAGCGACGCCGCGGCGTTCACCAGCCTGGGCCGGGTCTCGGAGCCCGGCTGGGAAGGCCTGCCGACTCGTGAGCAGCTTCACCTGCCGCCCAGCGCTCCGCCGGATGCGGCCGATCACTACCGCGTGCGCTATGACGTTGCAGACGGCCGCGTGCAGGGTCCGTCGAAAATTGATTGGGAACGCGGCGGCCGTCCGGTCCGCGAAGCGCAAGAGGCGCGCCGCTGGAACCGCGAGGAAGCACTGCGCGGCGGATCGAGCGGCATCACCGGCGCGAACTGGACCCCGGAGAAGTCGGCCAACCAAGCGATCGAGCACATGAAGGGGTGGATCAAGCGCTCCGCGAAACTGACCGACCTCGCCAAGACGGTGAAGT